TATAGCCCACTCCTAGTCTGCCCATTAGCATTTCTTTCAAACGGATCAGAGTCTTCGTATAGTTTTTTAAAGTTTCCACCACCCTTATTCAACGCATTACAGGTAGACCCCATCATACATTTTCCTACTACTTTACTACCTAATCTAAGACATGTCTTGGTTACTCGCCAATTATTTAGTATATTGTTAGGTTTGAGCCATTTCCCAGATTCATCACTAACTAGTAGTAGTAATTTTTCACCATCATAAGAGTTGTCATCTGTATTTTTCCAGTCAATAGTTGTGTCTAATCCATCCACATCATCATCATCCTCTTCGTACATGTTCTTCTTAGTAATCTTACTAGCTGGAACCCTATACGCTAACTCAGTCTTTGGTTTATCCATACCATCCTGAATAGGCTTAAAAAAGAATGGGTAGTGGTTAGATATAGGAACAACCTTATCTGTAAACATTTTCTTAGCATCTGAACCAGTTTTAGATAATATCCCAAGTCTAGCATCTCGTGATATAGTAGCCTGGTTTACGGTTTCGGAAGAACTCATAAAAGAAAAACCTGAACGTCTATTCTTTAGGTAGCACATACCAAAGCATCTTTTATCAGCCTTACACGCTTCCCAAAAAATAAAGAATATTCTATTTGCTTCTCTGAAGTCAGGTAGTCCTATGTCAATCTTAGTCCACTGTAGGTACATGTAATGAGAACCTGTTATATAGGTAGGTTTATTGTTGTTAGTAAACCAATGCCCTTGTTCTCGTATGTCAAACTCTCCCTCTATAAAATCTACCCACTTATTTTTAAATGTACTGTCTCTTCTGCTCCAATCAAAAACAGTCTTCATCTTTTGTAATTCCCTAGGGTATTGCTTTGGTTCCCACTTGTTAGCACCCTTTTCTATCTTAGCTGGAGGCTTAGGTAGTCCAACACGTAATCCGTTTATCTCATATACATCTCCTAGTGTTCCATCCTTAGATATAACTACTAAGTCATACTTATCATGATAGCCATAGTACCAAGTCTTCGCTTTATTTTTAGAAGACATCACTGACCTAGGTATTGGTTTGTTTAATACCTTATATAGACTATTTTGATCTTCTCTCTGCAAAGCCAAATGATTTGTTTTTACTTTCTCTCTCAGGCTCCTCATTAAGTAAAGCCCTCTCAGCCTCTATTCTGTTGAGTATTTCAAACGCATCGAATATAGCTAGTTTCTTAGTAGCTGCTGCGTTCTTTAATCTATCTGCCGCTAATTCATCCTCAGGATCAGGCTTTATTATTTCCTCCTTAGCAACCTTTACCAATTGCTTTACAGCCATTTCACCAGCCTTTATAATGTCTTCCTTTATTTGTTTAGTCGTCATAAGATATACAGATGTTTCTAGTAAACATCCTATAAAGTTTTTTCCCATCTACATCAAACTCATACTCACTCTCTGGTTGAAAACTTATTATATCACCAACCCTTAAACCTTTAGATGTTAATTCTTTATTAATATACTTAATTTTTCCCAATAAATTTTCATATACATTATTATCCTCTATAAGTGACGCTTCTTTTATTAATGGCTCTACAAAACAATACGGATCAGGAGCTATCCACTTATCACTATCAGCGTCTTTATATAAGAAAAACTGTTCATTATCTATAACATATAAGTCATCCATAAAAAAACAAGGACCACTCTTTTCGTTACCCTTCATGTCGTAGTATTTTCTAAACACGTTGTGATGAACGATTAGTATGTCACCCTTTTTTATATCCCCATTATACGTTATTGGAGTCTCTATAACAACAGCATATCTGTTAGTAGCGGTATGGTCTTCTTGAGACGAACTAACTATAACGTCTACACCAGCTATCTCTTTGGTGTGTTTATACCTAGTACCACCTAGTGGTTTAATTAAGAAATGAAAGGGAGATCTCATTATTAAAAATCTACAAGATACTCTATAGATACGGGCATATTTCTACCAAACTCTTTCCATAAAAATATTTCAGTGCCATTATCTATCCATATCTTATACACACCCTCCTCTTCCATTCTTATATGGTTTATCTTGTATGATCCACCAAGTATAGATTGACCTACTAAATAATGCATTGAGCTAGACTTATAGTCAGCACCTATAGATATCTTTCTGATTATCATGACAACTCGCCAGTCTCGAGATTTACTTTTTTCTCGCCGTACTTTTCTGTCATTTCGTTTTGCGTCTGTTGTAGTTCCGTTGAAACTGTTTCAACTTCATTAACTAATACGTCTTTTCTTTTTAACAATCTAGCTATTGCTACCTCTATGTCTCCGATGTCTACTCTAGCGTTGAATAACCTAGATTGTAAGGACTTAAGCACCTCAGTGTCTTCTGTTTTCATTTTTTCCATTTGATTAAATTTAATTTATTAAAGTACAAATATAGTTATTTTTTTATGAACCACAGCCCATACAATCAAAATGTGAATCCTCTGGTTTAATACCTTTTAGCTTCATCTCTAGGTTGTGAATTTTGTCTTTTATCTCCATGTCTTTAAACATGTCTCCAGTAAGTTGAGATCTCAACTCTTCTATTTCTTTTTCCATACTAACAGCTACAACATTTACACGAGCACGTTGATCCGCACTTACATTCTTTACAGTTACAATCTTGCATGTTATTTGTCTTTTCTCATTGAGCTTCCAAAGTAGAAACTAAAAATACTCAAAGTTATCCCCTCACAGAGACCGATTAAAGTATAGAATGTTTTCTCATTGTGTTCTGGTATGGTAATATATACTATTGCATAAACTAAAAATACAAAAGTTCCTAAACCAACTAATCCAGTTAGGGTAAACATTAAATCAAACTTTCTAACCTTTGCTATTTCTACCTCTCTTTTTCTTGCTGAATCCCTATCAGCTACCTCTGTCTTGTAAGACTCAATAAGTTGATCGTGAAGCATTTTCTTAGTCTCTGGATCTATAGAGTCATCCTTGTCTATTAAGTTCTTTACAATTCCGAGTGCCCCGTTGTCAGGTAAAATGTCGCCTACAACATCTAATATGTTTGGTGCCTTAGTCTTTAAGAACTTACCTATCTTAGTGTCTTTGAATTTTTTCTTATTACTCATATAGCTTATATTTAGTTCTATTCTTATCGTTCTTATACGCTACTAATATTTGGTTTCTTTGATTACCCTTAGTATTATAACTTACATGAACCCAGCTTGGATTTTTATCAGTACCAAACTCCCATATCAATTGATCGAAGTCTAGGTTGTCTTTTATATAATTAAATACCTCAGCGTTAGATACACTGTTCTTATAGTCCATATCGATGTCAATTGCTTCACCCCTACAATGCTGCGATGACTTACTTCCATTAATAGCCTTATTTAAATCACTCCCCCTATAACCTGAGCTTATGTATATAGGAGACGCAAAGTGCTCTCTAATCGGCTGAAATATAGCCTCAGCTAGGTCTTTCATGTTAAGCACATGCTCCTCGGTAGGTTCGTTGTCTATTCCTAGTCTAGTAGCTGTATTGCTCTTAGTCATTTCACTTAACGATAAATTTTTAGATAGTTTCATTTCTTTACCCTGTTTTTAGCATTTAAAATTAATCTCTCCTCCATCTTAGCTACCTTAACCTTAAGGCTTAAATTTTCTTCTATAAGTTCGTCGATTTTTATTTCAAGTTGAGATATTTTTGTACTTAGCGATTCTATGTGGTCTGTTATAACACCATCATCACGCTCTTCTTTTTTAGCCTTAATATCAATCTTCTGCTTGACTATATCCCACACCTGCTTTATCCCTAACGCACCTATTAAAGCTATTAAGAATCCATCCTCCATAATCTACTCTACTGGATCTGGTTCGCTCCAATCTGATGTTGCCATTAAAGCTAAAGCTTCTTGATGAGTCATTACATCACCTATAACACTAACAGAGCCAGAAGTAATAAAGGATGGTGTTTGTCCATTCCATTTAATAATAAATTGTGTAGGTGGTTCTAATATGTTTTTCCTAACGGTGTTTTCTGAAGTTTCTATTATTTCGTTAAAACTAACCTTGCTTAAATCTTCTAAACTTACTATTGCATAAATCTTACTCATAATATAAATTTAAGTTGGAGTGTTTTCTTTTCTATCTGCTTCTTCCATGTTTATACTTGTGCCATTATTGTTGCTACCAGTTCCTTGATCTAACAGTGTCCAATCACCTACACCACCTGGATTTGAGAAAGTTGCATTTTCACCCATTCTAAACCAAGCTACAGGTGCAGAAGCATTTGATAATGTATTTAAATTATTTGGTGCGCCACTATTATATATTTCTGTAACTGCATCACTGCTTAATGCACTATTAAAAATTGAAAATTCATCCATCGATCCAGTCATTGATTTAGTAGGTGCACCTGATAAGGTGTTTTCAGAAGTTACCGTAAGAAAACCAGCATATGTTCCTGTAGTTGAATTACTACCATCTATATAAACATCAAATAAACCTGCCCAAGCAGTTGCAAATGGAGAAGTTGAACCTGTATTTTGACGAATAACTATAGCAATATGATGCCAGTTACCATCA